GGGCGGTGACTGCGTGGCGGCGGCTCAGATCTACAACATGCTGATGGACTATAAGGGCGATGTCACGGTGAAGATCGATGGCATTGCGGCATCGGCGGCAAGCGTGATCGCGATGGCAGGGACGAAGGTGTTTATGAGTCCTGTGAGCATGATGATGATCCACAATCCGGCGACAATCGCTTTTGGCGATACGGCGGAGATGCAGAAGGCGATCAACATGCTGGCTGAAGTGAAGGAATCCATCATGAATGCTTATGAGATCAAGACTGGCATGAGCAGGACGAAGATTTCACACTTGATGGATGCGGAGACCTGGATGGACGCGCACAAGGCGGTGGAGCTGGGATTTGCGGATGATGTGCTGCAGAGGGCGGATGCATCGGAGGGCAAAGATCTGGAAGCACCGGAAGTGTCGATGCTCTATTCCAGGGCGGCGGTGACCAATTCGCTGATGGATAAGATCGCAGCGAAGTGTCACATCAAGGCACCGGAGAACGGTGCAGCAACTGAACAGACAACGGATAACGGGCGTTCCTGTGATGAAATCAGGGAACGCTTGAATTTTATCAAGAGATTCATTTAAGGAGGAATCGAGCTATGACTATCAAAGATATGATCGAGAAAAGAGCGAAGGTGTGGGAGACCGCGAAGAACTTTGTGGATACCCACGAGAATGAGAACGGCGTTCTGTCTGCGGAGGATAACGCGACTTACAGTCGTATGGAACAGGAGATCGAGGATCTGACTGCGGCGATCGACCGTCAGCAGAGAGCAGAGGCAAGGGAGGCTGAATTCAACAAGCCTGTGAATATGCCTCTTACAGGAAGACCTGCGAGACAGGAAGTGGAGGAAAAGACCGGCCGTGCTTCCAATGCTTACAAGGAAGACTTTGGTGCGCATCTCCGTGGAAAGAGGCCTGTGCATAATGTCCTTTCTGAGGGCGTGCAGGCAGACGGTGGTTATCTCGTGCCGGAAGAGTTTGAGCGTCAAATCGTGATGGGCCTTGATGAGGCTAATGTGGTGAGAGGTCTTGCGAAGGTCATTACCACAAGCGCGGAGAGAAAGATCCCGATTGCAGCGACTCATTCTACCGCTGCATGGACAGCTGAGAATGGAGCTTATACTCCGAGCGATCCTTCCTTCGACCAGAAGACCATCGATGCGTTCAAGCTTACTGACCTTGTGAAGGTTTCCATCGAGCTTCTTCAGGATTCCATGTTTGATCTGGAAAGCTACATTGCGGCTGAGTTCGCAAGGGCTTTCGGTATCGCGGAGGAAGAGGCGTTCTGTGTGGGTACCGGAACCGGTCAGCCTACGGGTATCTTTACCGCAAACGGCGGCGAGGTCGGCGTGACTGCTGCAGGTTCTACCGCTGTGACTGCGGATGAGTTGATCAGCCTTGTCTATTCGCTTAAGAGTCCTTACCGCAGAAACGCGAAGTTCCTTGCGAATGACGCGACTATCTCTGCAATCAGGAAGCTTAAGGATGGCAACGGTGTTTATCTCTGGCAGCCTTCCCTTCAGGCAGGTGAACCGGACAAGCTCCTGGGCTATGACCTTTATACCAGTCCTTATGTACCGCAGATGGAAGCAGGTGCTTTCTCTTTGGCGTTCGGTGATTTCAAGAATTACTGGATCGCTGACCGTGCGGGAAGAACTGTGCAGAGACTCAATGAGCTTTACAGCACCAACGGCCAGGTCGGCTTTGTTGCTACTGAGCGTGTTGACGGCAAGGTCATTCTTCCTGAGGGCATCAAGCTCCTGAAGATGAAGGCGTAAGGATAACGGATAACAGGGCTGCTGTATCAGATGATATGGCAGCCCGGATTTTGGAGGTGGAAAATGAGCGATTATAACGCAAGGAATTATACCGAGCAGGGCGGTGAGGTCACTCATATCGGCGGAAAGATTGTCTATGACAACGGCCTGATGCCGAATATGAGCATTGCTGACGTGACAAGCGATACTGTGGCAAAAGTCAGAACCAGTCTGAATGCCCTGATCACGAATCTTAAGAATGCAGGCCTCATGATAGGTGACGCGTTTACGATGCAGTATGCGGCTGTGACGGACAGCGTTGCCGGTCATGCAGACCGTTCCTATAACACGGGGAAGATTTCCAGTGTTGCGGTGGATAACGATGATCACATCATTACGATCACTTTGTCCGATAAGGTGAAGAATCTTAAGGACTTCGAGGCTGGTAATGGCTGGGGCAAACACAAGTGGCTTGGAGTTGGTCTTGGGGTCGGGATCTCTCCGATCACCGGTCTTTATTACAACGGAGCTGCTTTGAGCGCTGAAGATGTTACGGAAGCGACTCAGTGTGGTCTGGATGCCGGATATTTTGTCCGCTGGGTTGCGGCTGATCTGGTGCTTGCCGGTAATAACACCGAGAAGTCCGTCGATACCTTTACACTCTGGGCGGATGGTTATGCGGAAACGGCGTATAAGCTTGTAATCGTGGAGCCGGATGCGGAGTAAGGAACATAGGCGGTGGAGAAATCTGCCGCCTTTATTGTGAGGTGATTTCAGATGACTTTGACTGTGGAAGAAATGAAGAATTATCTGCGGATCGATTTCGAGGATGATGATTCACTTTTGGAAAACTTCATAGTAGCCGGGAAGAAGCAGTGCATGGATATCCTGCGGACGGACGATGAAGCTGATCTGGATGCCTGTGCCAACGGAAAGATCGCCGTGATGTTTACGGTGGCTTATCTGTATGAACACAGGGAGGAGGCTGACCACCATGCGATGGATCTGACGCTTCGGGCTTTGCTGTTCGGTAGCCGGAAGGAGGGATTCTGATGGATGTGGCAGCTTTAAGGTCCAAGGTGACATTCCAGAAGAATGAGACCATGACGGATAAGTACGGCAATCATAAGAATGCCTGGACGGATTACTATACCTGCTTTGCCACAATCGGCGGCGAAGGGATGGCGAGTTCCAAGGAAGAACAGGTTGCCGGAACTACGGTTGAAGAGACTTCCATGACGGTTACGGTCCGGTATTGCAGTAAGGCTGCGGCGGTCACTTCCATAGGGTTCAGGGTAATGTTCATGGGTGAGATCTACAACATCGAGAACATTGACCATATGAATTTCAGGAAGAAGTCGCTGAAGTTTACCTGCAGGAAGGAGCGGCGATGAGTCAGACGATAAAGATAGATCAGCTGGCGGATACCGTGATGAAGGGCATGGAGGAATATGCGAAGCTTGCGGCGGATGACCTGAAGAAGGATGTGAAGAAAGCCGGGGATACCGTGAAGAAGCAGATCGAGGGTACGGCTCCGAAGAAGACCGGGAAGTATTCCAAGAGCTGGGCGGTGAAAAAGACCAGGGAGACTTCTGATTCCATCCAGGTCGTGGTGCATTCCAAGAGGTATCAGCTGACACATCTTTTGGAGTTTGGCCACGCAAAGAGGGGCGGCGGAAGGACAAGGGCTTTTCCGCATATTGCTCCTGCAGAGCAGGCGGGCATCGAGCAGCTGACAAGGGATATCGAAAGGGATTTACAGAAAGGCGGGTAACGATGACGCATGAAGAAGTGATGCAGATGCTGGCGGAATTGAAGATCCCTTTTGCGTATGACCATTTTGCAGAAGGTGAATCGCCTGATCCGCCGTTCATCTGCTTTTTATTTCCGGGTTCGGAGAACTTTGCCGCGGATGATGTGGTTTACATGGAGTTTTCCAACCTGAGCATTGAACTATATACCGACGAGAAGGATCCGGAGCTGGAAGACCGCGTGGAAGCGGTGTTGAACGCGCATGAGATTTTCTGGAACAAATCGGAGGTATGGATCGAATCAGAAAAACTATACGAAGTGCTGTACCAGATGACGGTATAGCGGAAAGAGAGGTTGATTATGTCGAGTACAAATAACAAGGTGAAGTTCGGCCTTAAGAACTGCCATTATGCGAAGGCTACCCTTGATCCGGATACCAATGCCGTGACATTTGGTACGCCTGTTGCGATTCCGGGAGCGGTGAACCTGTCGCTGGATCCAGAAGGAGATACGGAGCCGTTCTATGCAGATGATATGGTTTATTACACCACGGTAGCGAACAACGGTTATTCCGGGGATCTGGAAATCGCGTTGATTCCGGAAAGCTTCAGGAAGGACATCTTGAAGGAGACTGAGGATGCGAACGGCGTTCTGGTGGAGGATTCCACGGTGGAGCCGGAGCATTTTGCTCTGCTTTTCGAGTTCTCCGGGGATAAGAAAAAGATCAGACACTGCATGTATTACTGTACCGCTGCAAGACCTACGATCGAAGGCAAGACCAATGAGGATAGTAAGGAAGTACAGACCGAGAAGTTGGAGATTACAGCGACTCCGCTTCCGAATGGTCTTGTAAAGGTGAAGACCGGTGCGAATACGTCAGATGCGGTTTATAACGGATGGTATTCCAATGTTTATCAGACAGAGCATGCACAGGTATCTGCGGTTCTTACCGGGATTACGATCGGAAGCCTTCAGCTTACGCCTGCTTTTGATGCAGGAACCACTTCCTATACGGCTGAGACCGTGAATGATGAGGATGCTGTATCGGCTACTGCGGCAAGCGGAACGGCGGTCACAATTCTTGTGAACGGAGTGGCTCATACCAGCGGCAATGATGCGACCTGGGCGAGCGGAACCAATACCGTGACGGTGATCGCAAGCAAGACCGGATGCACCAGCACGGCTTATACCGTGACGGTGACAAAGAACGGACAGGGTTGATAAGTGTTGAGGGCAGGGCTTTACGCTCTGCCCATTCTTGTGATTGGAGGAAAGTGAAATGGCACTTACAAAAACAGTGAATATTGATGGCAAAGATGTGACTTTTAAAGCATCAGCAGCTATTCCGAGGATATACAGAAACAGATTCCATCGTGATATCTATAAGGATCTGCATGACCTTCAGAAGAGCATCGATCAGGAAGATCCGGAGGCATCTGCTTTGGATACTTTTTCTTTGGAACTGTTCGAGGATATCAGTTATATCATGGCGAAGCATGCGGATCCGCAGGGTGTTCCCGATACGCCAGATGAATGGCTTGACCAGTTCGGGACCTTTTCCATTTACCAGGTGCTTCCTGAGATCATCGAGCTTTGGGGCTTGAATGTACAGACGCAGGTGGAGAGTAAAAAA